TGGCCAGCGCATCGAACGCGCCATCCGTCATGATGACGTATTCCGGGTGCTTCTCATAAAGCACGGATGCCAGCACGTAGATTTCGCTAGCCTGCTTGAAGCACCCGATCATGTGGTTCCACGACTTGTTAGCTTCTGCTTTAGCTATGCAGCCTAGCGCGCTTTCCAAGAGGAATTCGGATTGCAGTCGATTGTAGACCTCTACGTCCTGCTCGGTGCCATGACCGGAAGCAAGAAGACGCCCCATCCGCAGTATGGCGGCTTGGCGAGAGAGACCTTTTTTGATGCGGATGCGACGCTTTTTGGACATACGAATATTATAGCACGTGCATACATTAGATACAAGAATTTGTTAGGCACCATGCCCGGTTATATGACGATAAGCACGTCCATTTTTTATTGCATTAACTCGGGATCGATAGATGCCTAGTTCATCGGCGATAGCCTGTCCCGAACGCTTGTCGTTGTATATGGATAGAACTGTTTCACGAGAAAGCCCTGCCCTGCGCATTTTGCGCGCACAATCTTCATTATTGAGTGCACGGGTTCCGCTGATCAAGTGGTTTGGATTACAGCAAGACCTTACGTCGCAGCGATGCAGTATAGCTTCTCCGGGTTTGCCGACAAACGCCGCATAACTCATGCGATGGGCCAATACATTGTAGTATTTACCATAGCCTTGTGGGCTTATCTGTCCTTGCCAAATCCAGCAACCGTTATGATCGATTGTAGTTCGATCAATAATAAATTGCTGTGCGCTGGTGCGTTTCTTTTTGCGGAGCCTAGCCATAAGCAACCTTATCGCAAATCCTTAACCGCCGCAAGCAGATTAGTCTACGGATTTGCGCTTTCGACCCTTAATCCGGCTTACTGATCTGCGATGAACGGTGGGCCGTCCCGTGCGCGTTCCTTCGATTTCGTCGTCGTCAATCTCTTCCAGCGTGACCGATCCGAGGCCGGTTCTGTGGCCATGTAGTAGAAGACCGCGCTCGCCACGGAAAGTGGGCTGCGCTGTCCACGAATGACGGCGGGTCAGAAGGTAGGCCGCTACGCCGCACACCGCGTCTGCAACGTCTTTAGAGCCACGCGGCTTGTGGTCGATCTTTTCCTTGGCCCCATCCTTGACGTACTCAAGTTCTGTCAATTCGTGAATGAGGGTTTGGTGTCTGGGTAGCAAGACCCTTTGGTCATAGAGGGCGTCACGCAGAGTGCGATAAGGCTGAGTAGTACGATCCAGCGAAAGATAGTCCGTCGCATAGCCTTTCTTCGCAAGGATTTGCCGGAAGTCCGTGGATTGAAAGCCATCGGTGGTCACCACCTTGATAGGGAGGTTATGGTTGTCCCTCAAATCGTAGATAATCTGTCTTATCTTGGCGAAGTCGATTTCACCGTCACGCGGCGGCATGATCCGCAGGATGCAGTCATAAGCAATGACGGGCAGAACCTCGGTTATCTTTTCGCCGGTTTCCGGCTGGAACCTTTCGATTGTTCGGGTTCCTGCGATGTGTCCGACTGCAAGCCCTGCGCTGTCCCGCGAAATCGCAAGGTCAACGTGGGCAACACGCATAGTACGAACGTCCGTACGCACTCTTTCTGGGATGACGACAGGCTGCGAAACTTCCAAGTCGATTTCTTGGAGCGCGATGCACGATTGGTAGTCATATTGATCCGCCAGCGCCATGCATTCGAATAGGGCTTCCCTGTTGTGAATGAATGGCCGGGTGGCCAGCGTGGTTCTTCCGCCGAAGTCGCGGATGGCCCCGCCTATGTCCTTCTCGAATTCCGACCGAAGGTCTTCGGGGACGTTCATTACCTCTGCGTCTGCGTCGTGCAGTATCTCGTCAGGCGCGAGGATACGCGGCCTCTGTCGTTCGTTGCCGATCAGGACGCGGAATTCTTCTTTGGCGTATTTGTCGCGGCCACGGCCTTCCCACAGGGATTGAGAGAGCACGAATATCTCGGGATCGTGCCCGCCACACATCACGGCTTCCTTGGCCTTGATTTCCGTGAAGTCATCGGGGTAGCGGGACGACGAAACAAGGAAGAGCGTCCCCGGTAGCTTACCCTGTTTCATGAAGCGAGACCGACGCCGCTTGGACAGCGTAAGATAGAGCGTCTTGGCCTGATCGTACTCACCGGTTTCGTCCGCGTTAGCCTGCTTGGACTTCTTGACGCGTTCCATGAAGTTAACTTCGTCCAGCATCCCGCCGATCACGTTCATGGAGATTGCGCCCGTGTCCGAGGACGACACCGGCAGAACCTCGACATAGTGTTCGTTGAAGATCATGGATGAGGCGATCCGCTTGTCATACGGATAAATCTCGTTGAAGTACGGCGAGTTGTGGATGAACTTGCCTAGTTCGTCAAAAACCGCCTTCTTGGCGGTCGAAAGTCGAACGGACTGGATCGTGAAGACAATGGACGAATGCCGCTGCAAACCGAAGGTCTGTTGCGGGTTGCGCATGCAGGAAATCTTGTAAATCTGGCGGATGATCCCGAGGTTAGCCGCAGTCGTCTTACCAATACCGATGGAGCCTTTCAGCACGGCTTCGACGTACTGTTCGGTTTCGACCGCCTCTAGCGTCTGGATAACCGCAGGGTAGAGTTCTGACGGCTCAATGCCAAGATACGTGGACGAGTAAAGAAACTCATCCAGAGGTACGGGCGTGCGCCGATACTTGGCAATATCGACAAGCCGTCTGAGGTCACCGTCCTTCGCTACCTCTTCCAACGCGTAAAGGTATTGCTCCCGCAACTGCGGGTTTGCAATCGATTGTATCTCTGTCTGCAGCGCACGAACCGTGTCCGCAATTTCCATTTCACGAATGAGGTCTTGGTCCGGTATGGAAGGCCGACGAGTGACGCGGCGGATACCCACCAAACGCCTCGGAGGCAGCTTGATGAGTTTACCTTCTCTCCGGGTGAACCTTACTGTCCGTGTCACGCGCGCACCAAATCATGTACGAGACTGGCGATGACATTTCGCTGATGCTCGTCTTGCTGGATCGATTTCAGATCGTCTTTGACGCCATCGCCGTAGTTGATGTTGATGTCGCCGTGCGTCTTGATACTGCCCCGCAGCTTGGCAAGGCTGATGATGAGGTCTTGCAGCATCTCGACCTCCTTGTTGTTGCTCTGCATAAGCAGGTTGATCTGCCGCTCGTTACGGAACCCGATACCTAGCCGCGCCTTCTGCAGCGCGATCAGGCGTAGCAGTTCCGTTTCTTCGTCCACCACCTGAACGCTGCCGTTGAATATGCTGTCGAGGTAGCCTAGCTCGTCGTCATCACTGGCCACCGGCTTGCATAGCTCGGGGTGCATCTTGCGGAAATACTGCAGATAGGAAACCGCCGTCTTCTGGTTGACATCGAAGATGCCGCGAGAGACGCCCCACGCAGCGATCTGGCTATTCGGCGTCCCCTGCCGGATGATCTGCAGAATGGCATTCTTGTGCGGGTTGCTCATAATGAATTGAACGGCAGTACGTGCCTGCCGCTCTGCGGGGGTTTCGTGCCCCTTGATCTTGATCTTGCGCTTAACGACACGCTTAGCCATGGATTGACCCGTCTTTACAAGAGCATTTGGAAACCCACGGGGCATTTACCGAGTTGCACCTTGGACACGTCCACCCGTAGTTTCCTATTGCGGAAGGCAGCGGCAAATCAAGCAGACTTCGGTTGCGAGGGCATGGACACGGCCCCTCGCCGCCCCATCCGCAGACGCACGGTGTTTCGGTGATGCTCATCCCTTGCTCGTTTTCTTGGCTGTCTTCACAGGCGCTTTGGGCGTGGTCGCCGTCGCTATGATCGATTGTAAGAACTCGTTCACAGGCAAGTCAACCTCTGCACACGCCTTGGCAATGTCGTGCAGCCTCTTGTTGGTGGCGTCGTTGATCTTGATGTAGTGGTGATCCTTGCCGCCGAAGGAGAAGCACATGTAGCCGCTTTCCGCCTCGGAACCGCTTTCCTTGAAGATGCGGTTGAGAACCGACGACAGATCGTCAATCGTCTTGATCTTTTCCTTGGCTTCGTCAAGCTTCTTGGCTTGCTTCGGCGTCATGTTCTTCTTGGCGTTTTCGATGAGCGGTTCGAGCTTCTTGGGGTCCGCGAAACCAAGTTCCCGCTGCACCAAGGCCGGATCGCGGCCCTTAGCCACGTCCTGATAAAGCTTGGCGAGCTTGGCCTTGTCGAATTCGCCCCGGAGCGCGTTCCGCTTCACGAGTGACACCTTTTGCTGCCGGTCATCGTAGTGCTTGACGATGGCGGGCACGGATACCATGCCTATGACGGAAGCCGCCTTGGTGCGATGGTGCCCGGAACTGATCTGGTACTTGCCCGGAAGGGTCGGATGGGGCCGCACTTGGATCGGCTCGTCAAACCCGTTTTCGCGGATTTCCTCGACAAGCAGATCGAAGGTGCCCTCATCCTGAGTATTCGGATTGTCGTCGTCAGGAATGAGGTCAGCCAACGGAATGTCGATGATGTCCAGAGACGATTTCGGTTTCTTGATGATGGCCTTGCGCATGGGTGTTCCTGTCAGATGGAGGGTGGTGCGTAGATGCAAACACGGGGCGGAAGCCCCTTGATGAGTGTTTTCTTGGTGATCAGGCCCGCGCAGCGATGGAATGAACCATCTTGCGAATTGCGCAGCGCGTCCAGAGGAAACCGCTCGCCAGTCTCAACTATGACGATTTCACCATCGTCAAAGAAGTATTCTGCAGGCGTCATCGGTTTGCAGTCCTGCAAAGAGCAGCACTCGGCTTCGTACCAATGGTTGGGATCATTCGGGTCATGCGTCGGTTGCGCGAGCGCTGGCCTTACAAGGAAACCGATACATGCGCCGATGACCACCGAAACGATGATCACAAGCCACAGAACCTTCCACAGCCACCGGGCTGCGTATTTCTCAAGTTCACCGCCGCTAAACATCGACATCCTTCTTTCTCCGTTTGATGATCTTTGGTTTGTCCTTCAACATGTTTTCGAACACATCACGTCTGACGAATACCTCGTCGGGACCATCACACAGATCGACGTACCCGGTGTACCGCATCGCGTGGTGGATCGTGCCACGACCGTATGTCCACGTGGAACGGATACCAAGGTCGCCAATCGATATGCCCATCCTACCGCATTTGCGCAGATAAGCAACAATATCGGCGAAGGTGTACCGCTCGCCTTTCAGTTCGGCGAGAAAACCGAGGATCGCCCCGGATGTCTTGAAGCGGGACAATGGCTCCCGCGCAAGCTCTTCGATATGGTCGGCCATGTTCTTCGCGTTCTTCTCTATGTCGAAGGTTTCGCGCAGATGGTCCCGCCACGGCAGTATCTTGTTTCGCGCTTCCTGCGGGTCGTCCTTTATCTCCTGCAGGAAGGCAAGTAGCTGAGCCTTGTTGGACGGCTCAATGACGAACGGATAGTCGGGGAAGAACGTCTTCTGATAGTCCGACCGAGGGATGATGAGCGGCACGCCCATGTAGATTGCTTCACCGGGGCCAGCGGGGCTATCATAGTGGTGCACCGGGCAGATGCCAGCGTGAACCGTGTTCAAGAGCTTGAGGAAGTTGTCTCGCGGGTTGTTCAGGAGTAGCTGGAACTGCGGGTTGTTCTCATCGAATTCGACGCCCATTTTCTTGAGGGCTGCAGCGGTAGGCCCACCGAGGCTCCCCGAGAGAGACACGATAAGCTTGGCATCTATACCTGATTTGTAGATATAGTCGAACCATGCGAGGTACTCCCTGTAGCCCGCCGACATTAGCCTGCCGACGCTGATGACACGGAATTGCTTTTCGACCTTCCACCGTTCCGGGTTGTAATACTTGTCCATGACCTTCGGACGGATGCCGGTGGGGACGATGCGGCTCTTTTCCACGAACTTGCGAATGGTGCTTTGCGTGTAGGTCTTGGCCATCGCGTTCGTTATCTCTGAGCGGTTATGCTCCGAAAGGAAGAAGGTACAATCGCTTGTAAGGTAGCCTTGGCACTGACCGAGCCAATAGGCTTCGCCGACGAATTGGTTTTCCTGCGTTTGCGGGAACCCTTCGATGATCGCCATCGGCAAGCCATAGTGCTTGTCGGTGTAAACGTGCCCCTTGCCCTTGTCGTGGAAGCGCGGGCTTTCGAGCACTTTCTTGATCATGGAGGCCGCGCCCGTGCGACCGGTTACCACGATGTCGATATGATACTTGCCCGCGATCCTGTTGAAGAGATTGAAGTAGTCCGACGACACAAGACCATCGATGACGAACTGATCCTGTATGTAGTCCGTCCGAATGATGCCGACATTCGGGTGGTCCTCATAGTTGTTGGACCGCAGGGTGTATTCCTTGTCTGGCAGCATCCAGTAGACGTAGTGCCCACGGTCGATGAGTTGCTTTACCAGCAACGCCCATCTGTTGTGCGTAGACGACGAACCTAGGTTCGCCGCCTGAATGTAGATCGGATCAAGAAGGATGCGCAGCCTCGGAGCGTATATCTCCCGGTGCTTCCATTTCTTCTCAGGCATGGCATGTCTCCGCTCAGAGTTGGAATACCTTATGGAATGGCTCGCACTGCGTTGCCGTGAACTGCAGGCCCACAGTCAGAAGGTTGGTGAGCGGCCCGCATCGATACACCCTGTGAATGTCCACGTCCGTATCATGGTTCACCGCACCGATGACAAGCGTAGGCGACGGGCCATCGTAGCTGTCGTGTACCAGCATGTCGTGCAGGTAGACCTCTACACCGAGGCCCTGCAGGTAGGTGAGCAGCTTTAACGCCCCGGAGTTGCGCTTGTCCACGACACCGGCCTTGTAGCTTTGGCCGACGATCAGGATTGGGCCGCGAGCGGTGTTACAATCGATTGCAATCCCCGCCAGCTTGCGGATGTACCCTTCATTGATACGTCGCGCGTACACGGACAAGCAGTTCTCGGTTTCGTAATACTCGGCGAGGAAGTAGGGATCGACCGCGATGCAGTGACCTCCGACCATGCCGGGGTAGAATTCGGGGCTTGTCCGCTTGGTCCGCAGACCGTCTACCACGTGTGCAAGATTGAGGTTCTTCCGATAGCACTGCAACGATAGCTCGTTCATCATGGCGATGTTGAGGTCGCGCTGCGCATTCTCGAATGTCTTTACAAGTTCCGCTTCTTCGACGTTGATGAGCAACACGTCGCTGTAGATCGAAAGGTAGAGCGACTGCAGTTCTTCGTGGCAACCGTCATCGCAACCGATCAGCTTGACGTTGTTCCTTGCCTCGTAGAAGTCGTAGGCAGGGCCGGGGTTGACGCGTTCGGGGCTGAACGCCATGTGGAAGCGGAAATCCCCCTTTGTACGGGCCACCGCGTCCCGCAGAATGCCGTTGGTAGAGCCGGGGGTTACCGTACTTTCGATGACCACCGTAGCCCCAGAGGAAATCACG